GTACATGGTTACAGAAGATAAATCCGCTGGCGCGGGGACGCTAAAGTTTCAACCGCCACTAAGAGCAGAGATAGCATCAGGCACAGCGTTAGATTTTACATTGCCTAAAAGTCTATGGCGCATGGCATCAAATGATATTGGCTGGTCTACTGATACTGCCTCCCTTTATGGATTTACTCTAGCCTGTGTCGAGGCCATATAATGAGTCGCACCCTATCAACTGAAATGCAAGCGGTCGCAACCGCTGAAGTAGTACGCCCGATCTATTTAATTGATATGGAGTTTACCTCTGGTAGCGTTTACTTCTGGTCTGGCGTGGGCAATTTAACTTTTAATAGTAATACCTATATCGGTGCGGGTGATTTACTTAGCATCGGGTCGGTAAGCGAGACAGCCGAACTACAAGCAAATGGCGCAACTGTTACGCTGACAGGTATAAAACAATCACTGGTCACTATCGCTAGGGATGAGCCATATCAGGGTAGGCCGCTGACTATCCGTTTAGGCGCATTAGATGATAGCGGTGATCTAGTTTCATCGCCTGTAATTATCTTTAGCGGCTTTATGGATGTAATGACTATAGCCGATGGCGGTGAGACATCTACAATATCTATCAGCGTAGAGAATAAATTAATCGCCTTTGAAAGATCATTTGTTAGACGCTATACCAGTGAAGATCAAAAGATTGAGCATCCCTCCGATAAGGGCTTTGAGTTTGTAACTAAGATTCAAGAGAAAGAGATTATCTGGGGCAGACCAACCCCAGCATCGGCAGGAACGCATTCAGGAGGTAGATCAGATTTAAGGGTTGGTAGATGATAACAATACAGCATGAAAGTCTGGTAAATGTTAAAGAAGATATAAAGCCGCTATTGGAAGAACACTGGCGGCTTGTTGCGTTAAATCAGGGCAAGATAAAACTCAATCCTGATTGGAAGGAATACGCTAGATTAGATGCGGCAGGGATATTGAACATATTTACTGCGCGTGATGATGGTGAGTTAGTTGGTTACTTTGTTTTAATAATCAATAAAAGCATCCATTATCAAGATCACTACTTTGCGGTAAATGATGTTGTATTTGTTTTGCCTGACAGTAGAGCGGGTGCAACTGGCTATAAATTGATCAAATTCGCAGAAGATTATTGTCGTGATATTGGTGTATCATTGATGATGATCAATACGAAGGTACACATACCTTTTGATAAGCTAATGATAGGAATGGGCTTTGATTTAATAGAGCGCGTTTATTCTAAATTTTTAGGAAAGTAAAATGGCAGTATCAGCAATAGCAGGATTGATGACGGCAGGGGGTGCAGTTGCGGCCGCAGGAGGGTTTGCCGCATTTGCCGCAGGTACTTTATTTGGCGGCTCTTTGCTCACTGCTTTTGCCATTGGTGCTGGCCTTTCTGTTGTATCTCGCGCCTTGATGCCAACCCCTTCACTTGGCGCACAGATGCAGGGAAACTCTGTAACTGTCAGAGAACCTGCTGTATCCCGTAAAATCATTTATGGTCGCGCTAGAGTTGGCGGTGCTATTGTTTATATAGATTCTACTGGCACTGATAACGAGTATCTCCATTTAGTAATTGCTGTAGCGGGTCATGCGATTGATGGCTTTGAGCAAGTCTGGTTTAACGATACAAAAGTCTGGGATGGCAGTTTTCAAGGTAACTGGGGGTCTTATGTTCACATAGGCTTCCATGATGGTACGCAAACAACTGCCGACAGCACTCTAGTATCTGCATCCAGCGGCTGGACTAATGATCATAAATTATTAGACACAGCCTATATCTATGTTCGACTAAAATACGATACAGATCAATTCGCGCAGGGCTTGCCGAACATCTCTACAGTGGTTAGAGGTAAAAAGGTTTATAACCCTGTCTCAGCGACTACAGCATGGTCACAGAATCCCGCTCTCTGCGTGTTTGACTACTTAAAAGATACAAAGTATGGCTTGGCAGAGTCGGCCTCTAACGTCAATACAACGGCTCTGATAGCGGCTCAAAGTTTATGCGATGAGACTGTTAATTTGTCAGGCGGTGGCAGTCAAAATAGATACGTTCTGGATGGCGTAGTAGACACTGCAAATAGCCGAAAAGATAACATCGAGGCCATGTTGTCGAGCATGGGTGGTAAGCTGATTTACTCAGGCGGTGAGTATTTTATTGTCGGTGCTGAATACAACACCCCCACGATCACAGTGGATGAATCTGTATTAGTTGGTGGTATATCGGTTAAGACCAAGCAAAGCCGCAGAAGCCTCTACAATGGCGTTAAAGGCGTTTACTTAGCAGAAGAAGAAAACTACACCCTAGCGGATTATCCCTCTATAACTAGCAGTAGCTACTCTACAGAAGATGGCGATCCTATCTATCTAGATATGCCGTTGCCGTTTACGACTAATAACGTAAGGGCGCAGAGAATCGCCAAGATTGCCCTATTGCAATCAAGACAACAAACGCAGATAACCATTCCTTGTAATCTGGCCGCACTGAAGTTTAAGGCTGGCGATAACATCATGGTTACCAACTCGCGTATGGGTTGGACTCAGAAAGTTTTTGAAGTTACTGGCTACCAACTAGACATAACCACTGATGGCGCAATTATTGTAAACGTAGATGCGATAGAAACAGCCTCTGCCATATTTGATTGGTCAACATCCGATCAGCAAGACTTTACCACTGGGGGCGAGGTTGATTTGTATGATGGCTTTACTACTCAGCCGCCTACTAATCTTGCCGCTACATCTACGACAGTAGTCGCATCTGATGGGACTTTATTGCCCTCTCTTAGATTGACTTGGACTGATTCAACCGATGTATTTGTCACCCAGTATGAAGTGCAATATCAGCGCGGGTCGGCTCTGGTTGATTACGGAAATATCACAGATGCCTACACTACAAATACCGATCATGGCTTAATTACTAATGCGGCATCTATCACGTTGGATTACGGCTCTATTGATGATCCAGTGGCGACTGATGAGCCTAACTATAATTCAGTCTTTGTAACGACTAATCAATATGTGATTACTGGTGTTGTCCCATCGGCTAATTACAACATAAGAATCAGGGCAGTAAATAATCTTGGTGTTAAAAGTAACTTTGTCACCCTGTCAGGATTGGCCGAAGGGGATACTGATCCCTGCGGTATTCCAGATAGCCTAAGTGCGGTTGGTGGCCTGAAAGAAATTAGCTTGTCGTGGATTATTCCCACTGAGCCTGATTACTCTCATGTTGAAGTATGGGAAAACATCGTAAACAACTCTGCGACTGCAACTAAGATTGCGACTGCCAGCGGGGATAACTTTGCCCGTACAGGTTTAGGTTATAACGTACTCAGATATTACTGGGTTAAATCGGTCGATTACTCTGGTAATGTTTCTGCGTTTTCATCGGTAGCCAGTGCGACTACTTTATTTGTCGATACTGATTCCTTTAGTCAGGCAGTAAATGATTTATTCTCTGAGGCAGGTGCGTATGGTATCGAGCCTGTTAGTTCACTTCCTGCAACGGGTGACTTTAACGGTCAGATAAAATATAACACTACTCAAAATAAATTATACCGCTGGGATTCTGCAACTTCTGCGTGGACTGATGACATATTCTCGATTACGTCAGGCAGTGTTGATCTTGCATCATTCGCATCAGGCATTGAACCAATTAGTATTGTTTCTAGCTTGCCTAATCCATCAGGATATACTGGTGCAAACCTAGTATTTTTAACAACTGATTATAAATTATACCGATACAACGGCACTGCATTTGTCTCTAGTGTTGCGGCTGGTGATATTACTGGCACTATCGGTTCGGATGTATTTCCAAATAATTTAAGGCCAGTAGAGATTGTTTCTACACTTCCTACTACGGGCAACTTCCAAGGTCGGCAGGTATTCCTTACATCTGACAATAAACTATACAGATATAACGGAACGTCATTTATCGCAAGCGTAGCAACTAGCGATCTACAGGGTCAGGTAAGCAGTACGCAGATCAGCGACAACTCAATATCTACAGCCAAGATACAAGCAGACGCGATCACTGCAAATGAAATATCAACTGGCGCGGTTACTGCTGATGCTATTACTGCTGGTTCTATTAGTTCGGCCGCTATTGCGGCTGATGCCATTACATCGGATAAGATTGCGGCTAACGCTGTTACAGCGGGTGCTATTCAGGCGGGTGCTATTAGTGCGACTGCTATTGCTTCCGATGCTATTACATCTGATAAGATTTTGGCAGGGGCTATACAAACATCAGACTTAGCGGCTAACTCTATCACTGGTGGTCTTATTGCGGCATCAGGTGTCATCACTAGCGCGGCACAAATAGACGACGCTGTAATTACATCAGCCAAGATTGATAACCTTGCAGTAACTCAAGGTAAGATTGCTGATTTAGCGGTTGATACAATTAAGATTGCAGATCAGGCTGTGACAATTCCATCGTCTGTAGAATTAGCAACCTCAACAAATATATTTGGATCTACCGAACAATTAATATTAACTTTAACCTTTACTGGCACTGGGGCAAATGCTGATGTTTTATCTACTATTGCCGCTGGTGGATCTGGATCAGCATATTTGCAATTAAGTTATTACCACAATAACAGCTTAGAAAAAGTACATAATTACCAATATGGTGGTGTTGTAGCTTTTCCGATTACAACAACATCAGGAACAAATACTATTAAATTATATGGCAGAATATTTAGCGGAAGTCAGGGTGCATTTGTTCCAGAGGCATATATAAGGACATTGGAGACTAAAAAATGATTAAAACATTTACAGTCATTAATTCAATTACTAATCAACCTGTCCGATTTTGTCAGTGTGTGGAATCTGACAAAGATTTGTTGTGCGGAGAAAACGAACATTTAGTTGAGGGTAGGCAAGAATTAGAGGTTGATTCGCAATTATTTTTAAATGAATTTAAAGATTTAAGAAACGCACTTTTAGCAGAATCAGATTGGACTCAATTTGCAGACAGCCCATTAACCGACAAGAAAAAGGCAGAATGGGCAACGTACAGGCAAGCGTTAAGAGACTTGCCACAAGAATACCCTAATGCTATTTCAAATGATGATATAATTTGGCCTACAAAGCCGAGGTAACGACATGACAACAGCAGTACAAAGACGCAGAGGCACTAACACCGAACACGCATCCTTTACAGGGTTAGAAGGTGAGTTAAGTGTAAATACTACCAACGAATCCGTACACGTTCACGATGGATCGACTGCTGGCGGTTTCGAGCTTGCAAGGGCAGATGCCTCTAATATTGTCGCAACTAGCATTGATATTAATGGCGGCACTATCGACGGCACAGCCATTGGCGCATCCTCTGCATCCACAGGCGCGTTTACTACGCTGACTGCTAGTGGCGAAATCACAGCCAACGGTGGCATTGCTCTAGGCGATTCTGACAAGGCTACGTTTGGTGATAGTGATGATTTACAGATTTATCATGATGGGTCTAATAGTTACATTAGTGACCAAGGCACTAACGACCTTAAAATATTAGCTACAGATTTTCAGCTAAAAAATGCGGCAGATAATGAGTTTATGATGACTGCTGTTACTGATGGTGCTGTAACTCTTTACCACAACAGCGCGGCCAAACTAGCCACCACCTCCACAGGCATAGACGTTACTGGCACGGCCACGATGGATGGGCTTACTGTTGATGGGGCGTATACTGATGTTAAATTTAAAACAACGCAAGGTCGTTTAGATTTATGGCTAACGGATACGGACACGACAGAAGGTCAAGTGCGTGTACGTGGCGACGCGAATAATCTAGTATTTATTACAAACACAGCAGAACGCGCTAGGCTGACAAGCGATGGTGATTTGGGCATAGGTACTACAGCCATTATGCAGGACTTTGGTGGCGGCAGGACAACGCTTGCACTTAAAGGCGCAGGAAGCACTGATTACTCAACACTACAGCTAGGTAACTACGGCACTTCGTCCAACGGCCAGATTCACGGCCTCATAAACTTTTATGACGGCACAACATCTGTATCAAGAATACAGAGCGTTAGGGCTTCAAATACCTCTGATGCTCATCTTGCGTTTTACACTGCGCCTTCCTCTGGTGGAATTACGGAGAGGGCTAGGCTGACAAGCGATGGCAACCTGTTGGTGGGTAAGACTGCTAGTGGAACTGCAAACACAGGCGCAGAATTAAGAAATGGCTCATCAAATCATGCAGTAATTGCTACATCTACTTCAGAAACACCAGTGGTAGTGAACCGCAAAACTAATGACGGGTCGCTAATTAACTTCTTAAAAGACGGCTCAACCGTAGGGTCTATTGGCACAGTATCAGGCGACATACGTATTGGTGGCCTTGATGACAATCACGCATCATTAAGATTTGCCGCATCATCTAAGGCTGTACTGCCTGTTAAAAACAGTGACGGTGGCCTGAGCGATGCCACTACTGACTTGGGTGCTTCTAACGCTCGCTTCAAAGACCTCTACCTGTCAGGCAACGCATATCTTGGCGACGGTAAAGATTTAAGTTGGGGCGGTACTTATAACGACGGAAACCCAACAATAGCGGCTAGTTCTAACTTTATTGCTTTTTATCCTGAAGGAACTACCTCTGGTGAGGCGGCCAGAATCAACTCCTCTGGCTATATAACAAGTCTACCAACATACAACAACGGTTCAGCAAGTTCTGCTAATATGGTGGTTAATTCTAGCGGTTTATTTTTGCGTTCTGTTTCTTCAGGCAAGTACAAAACAGATGTCGAAGACGTGCAGGATTCTTATGTTGATTCTCTGTTAAACATTAGGCCTGTTTATTATCGTTCACTTTTGGAAAACGACAATTCTGAGCATAGTCATTGGGGCTTTATTGCAGAAGAAGTTGCAGAAATTGACCCTAGACTTGTCCACTACAAGACAGTTGATGTTTCTTACACTGACGGTGGCGAGCGAGTAGAGACTGAACTTAAAACCCCAGAACCAGAGGGTGTCCAGTACGAAAGATTTGTACCTTTGATGCTTAAATTAATACAAAATCAACAAACCTTAATTGAATCACTAACAGCCCGTATAGCGGCACTAGAGGAATAAAATCATGGCAGTAACTTGGACAATCTCAACACTAGAACGCAACACTGACGACGGTGTTGTTGTAGCACACTGGCGTGCTAGCGATAGCGAAGTAGTAGGCACTGGCGATGACGCTGTAACTCACTCAGGTAGCTCATACGGCACTTGCGGCTTTACCCCTGACGCAGATGCTGACGGCTACACAGCCTATGCTGACATCACAGAGGCTCAGGTCATTGAGTGGGTAAAGGCTGACGTTGACGCTGACGCTATTGAGGCAAGCATTGCTTCACAGATTGCAGACAGCAAGGCTCCCGCGATTAGCACTGGAGTGCCTTGGTAATGATTGATCCCGTCACGGCCATCAGCATAGCCACTAACGCCTTTGGTACTGTAAAAAGGATGATTGAGGCTGGCCGAGATGTAGAGGATACACTTAGCCAAGTTGGTAGATGGTACGGGGCGGTCAGTGACTTAAATGAATGTCAGCGCAGGGCAGAAAATCCACCCCTGTTTAAGAAAATTGTTGCGTCACAATCTGTTGAGCAGGAGGCGATGCAGATATATGCTCACCAGAAAAAAATTCAGGCGCAAGAAAAGGAGCTACGCACTTTGCTTATGTATGCCTACGGGCCTAGTGGCTATACTGAGCTAACTGAATTGCGGAGAAAAATAAGAGAGAAAAGAGAGCAAACAATTTACGCGCAGGAAAGAAAGCGCAAAGCGTTATTCTGGAATAGCATTCAAATATCAGGAATCGCAGTTTTAGGCTATGCAATATATCTGATTATTGATTTCTTGATGAGGCAGTAACCATGTATCAATTTGATGAAGATATGCCAACCCCTAACTTTCTGCATGATGTTGCAAAAGGTAATATCTGGGATTCTAGGGCATTAAATATATTCGGCTTTAACCGCACTGTAGGAACATCATTCGAGACGCTGTGGGATGATGGCGGTAATTATGTTTACCCTAGTTCTGCTGTTGCGATGGATGTCGTATCTACTTCTTCATCGGATACGATGGATTTAAAAATTAACGGTCTAGATTCCAATTATGTTGAGATTAGCGAGACTGTCACGCTGACAGGCACTTCTGCTGTAACTACTACTGCGACATTTTTAAGAATTAACTCTGCCACTATCCTAGCTGGCTCGAATGTTGGTGATATTTCTATTACAAATGGCGGGACTAAATACGCCTTTATACAGGCAGAGATTGGCACTACTCAATCTAGCGTTTACACTGTCCCCGCAGGACACTCGATCTACCTATTCCGAATAGATGTTACATCTGGTACTAACAACGGCCAGAAATATCTTACGTTTAGGAATGTGGTTAAAACAAACACTGGGAGAACATTAAGAGTTGCAGAAGCGACATTCGCCACATCGCAGGTCAGCTTTGATCGCCAACTCCCGTTTAAGATTGCAGAGAAATCAGACTTTCATTTCGAGGCGAAAAGCAGTAGCTCAGAAAACGAAGTCTCAATCTTTGTCGAAGCAATATTAGTTAAGGATTCATAATGGCAACCGTTAAAGAAGCATTGATCCGCTTATCAGGACATGAGAAGGAATGCGCGATCAGATACCAGAACATCGAGAAGCGATTAGATGATGGTGCTGATAGATTTAGGAAAAGCGAACTAATGCTATGGGGTATGTATCCCCTGATTATCGGTTTATTTCTAATCGAGAAAGGCTTTATCTAATGCTTAAATTGTTGATTGGTCCGATTGCTGATCTTGCTGGTGGATTCCTAAAGAACAAGGCAGAGCAAGCAAAAGCCAAACATGAAGCTAAAATGAACGTGATTCAGAACGATGCTGATTGGGAAGCTAAGATGGCTGATGCTTCTGGCAATAGCTGGAAAGATGAATTCTGGACCATCGTTCTAGCAGTGCCTATCTTTATGGTTGGTTATGCAATAGTAGTAGATGATATGACGGTAATACATAGAGTAGAGCAAGCATTTGCCGCATTAAATGATCTGCCAGAGTGGTATCAGTATTTATTGTTTGTGGCGATCTCTGCTAGTTTTGGGATCAAAGGCGCAAGCAAATTGATGAACATGAGGAAGTAAAATGGCTAAATCACCTAAGAAAGAAAAGCTAAATTATTTCAAGCCCAAAGAGTTAAAGTGCAAGCATACTGGTGAGGAAGGATTCGACAAAGACTTTCTTGAGACCCTGAACGCTATTCGACATGAGTGCGGTTTTAGCTTTGCCCTATCCAGTGCCTACAGAAGCCCCCAACACCCCATAGAAGCGCGTAAAGAGGTTCTAGGGGCGCATACCACTGGTAAGGCGGTAGATATACTAGCCAGCGGAGAAAAGGCGTTAGAGATCATTAGAGTGGCTCAGAAGCATGGTATACAACGAATAGGTATACAGCAAAAGGGATCGGGTCGATTTATACACCTAGATGGCTGTACTGAAGATGATGGATTCCCCTGCCCTGCTATCTGGTCATACTAGTTCCACATAGAACATAAAAAAGCCCCACCGAAGCGGGGCTGTTAGGTTAGTTGTCAGTAGATAATCTCAATACTGGTTCATCTGGCTCAACGTAAAATCTGCCTACGCTATCGTAAGGGCAATGAATTATCTTCCCTGTATTCCACCAAATGCCATGTCCCTTGACCATTATCTGACCATCTGCATTTCTGAATATATCGCAATCGTTTAATTTTTCAAAAGTTGTTTTCATTAGGTTTTATCCTTTATTGATAATGCCCCACCGAAGCGGGGCTGTTAGGTTAGCGTATCCCGTGGGACATGTCTTCTATCAAATGACTATAGACTTGAGGCATTACGCCTGCCCCCCTGTAGCCAAAGCTAACCACAATGCAAGACGCTTCGGTTGACTGCCACAGTTGACCTTTAGGTAGCCACACCTCTGCTTCGCCATGCTCTCTATTTATAAATAACTCTGCTTTGTGCTTTGCGGCTTCTTTCCTAACTTGCGCTAATGTTGGCATATTATTCCTCTTGGTTTTTTGATTTTTAAAGAACGTGCCATTCAGTGATGGCATAGCCATTATACAACAAGTAAACAATAATGTCAATACACCTATTTTAAATAATATGTACAAAAGTGTTGACAATGCCTTTTAGGGGGTGTACTGTAGCACCTCAATCAATCAAAAAAGGTAATAAAGACATGGCTAAATTATATAAAAGAGGTTGTCACAAGTGCGATGGAACTGGCACCTTGCCACACTACTACTGGATTCAAAGTGGTAGTTGCTTTACCTGTGGCGGTCTTGGTTACTTCACCGTTAAGACTGACCCCGCCATCCTTGATGCGCGTAAGGCCAAGGCCGCTGAGAAGCGTGAAGCCAAGAAAGAGGCAGAGCGTCAGGCGCACATCAAGCGCAACTTCTGGAAAAAGATCGCCAGTGGTATTCGTCAGGCAGTGTGGGCGGCAGAGCGTGAGATTGAGAACGCTAATGCAGAAGCTATCGTTAACGGTAAGCAATCCATCACGGGTGAGATCATCAGCACCAAGGTTGTCGATGGCTTTGCCTACGGCCAACGTGTTGTCAAGATGGTCGTTAAAGATGATCGCGGATTTAAGGTGTGGGGTACAGTGCCGCAAGCCATTTTAGATGAATATGTTTACCGTTCAGGAATAGGGTTTGATGCTGATGAAAATTACTGGAACTACAATGTTCTGAAAGGTCAGCGCGTCACATTCTCTGCCACTGTCGAAGCGTCAAATGACGATGACAAGTTCGGCTTCTTTAAACGCCCAACCAAGGCCGCGATTGCGGCTTAATCTAACCGCCCCCGCGAGGGGGCACTTGCTGTAGGAGGCAATATGGGAATAAATGATCTTAACGATCTAGAGCGCGGTGAGTACGACTGCGTTGTAGGTTATCCTGCCCTAGAGGGGCAATCAGATGCTTACTATGTTGGGTATGGTGAGCAGTACGCAAAAGAACAGGCTATAGGAGGCCGAAACAATGAAGTCAAGTGACGCAATAAATGAACTGGCAAATGCACTCTGCAATGCTCAGTCGCAAATGGGGGGTGCTGTTAAAGACAGTGCCAACCCTTTCTTTAAATCTAGCTATGCCGATCTAACGGCAGTTATCAAGGCCATCAAACAGCCCTTTGCTGATAACGGTCTAAGCTATACCCAGTTCCCAGTCACCGATGAAAATGGAATGGGAGTTTGCACAAGGCTTATGCACGTTTCTGGGCAATGGCTAGAAGGTCAATTTACTCTGCCAGTGGTTAAGCGTGACCCACAGGCGGCTTCAAGCTCCCTGACGTATGCGCGTCGTGTATCTTTATCTTCTATCGCAGGGATTCCTACGGCAGATGATGACGCTGAATCTGCAATGCTACGGGGTGATGATAAGAAGATTATCTCTGATGACCAGATCATAGCCATCAAGAAATTACTTGATGAGACTGGTGCTGATAGTGAGAAATTCTGCAAGTGGCTCAAGGTTCGGTCAGTCGATCAGATTCTTGAGATTCACTATGATCGCGCTGTTGCCGCACTAGAGGCTAAGAAGTGATTATCTTAGACCATGAGCAGGGATCACCAGAGTGGCTTGCCGCAAGATTGGGTAAGCCATCTGCCAGTATGTTTAATAAGCTAATTACGCAAACTGGGAAGCCATCGTCATCTGCTGATGGGTACATCAATGAGTTAATCGCAGAGCGCATTACAGGTAAATCTGAGCCGTTTCATGTGACCGAATGGATTGAGCGCGGCACAGCATTAGAGCCAGAAGCTAGAGAGGCATATGAGTTTATCTCTGGCAATGAGGTTCTTGAAACTGGCTTTATTTTAGATACCGATTGGGAGTTTGGATGCTCCCCTGATGGCTTGATACTTGAGAACGGGGATAGCTTGGGAGGATTGGAAATCAAATGCCCTGCGCCTAGAACGATGGTTAGTTACTTACGTGATCCACAGGTAGGCGTTAAGAAATACTGGCAACAAATCCAAGGCTGTATGTGGATAACCAGAAGGGGGTGGTGGGACTTCTTTGCTTATCATCCTGAAATGCCGCACGTTTTGGTGCGGGTTGAGCGCGATGATGACTATATCGCAAAACTAGCTACAGAGGTGGATAAGGCTGTGGCTGAAATTGTAAACCAAGTGGAGTTGTTAAAATGAAAGTAGGATTATCTGTAAGAATCGATGTAACCAAGATAGATAAGTCTCGCCTATACAAAGGGGCAAAGGGTACTTATCTCGATCTAACTACCTTTGTGGATACTGAAGAGCAAGACCAGTATGAGAACAATGGTTTTATATCTCAATCTACCACCAAGGAAGAGCGCGAGGCTAACGTACAGACCCCGATACTGGGTAACGTAAAGGTATTTTATACCGATGGCAGTACGCCCAGCAGTGCGCCTGTAGAGCAATCTGGCATGAGTCTGGAAGAGTTAGATGAGGATGTGCCGTTCTAGGGTAAAAAAGCCCCCTCGAAAGGGGGCAAACCATAGGAGGTTGCGAGTCGGGGGAACCCGCCTAATTAATATAACACAAGGTTTTTAATCATGGAATTAATCGACACTGGCAGATGCTTAATTGCCGCCCAAAGAAGCAAAGGCGTTAACAGTCGCCAGCTTGCAAAAATTGCTAAGACATCGCCACAGCAGGTATTAAGATGGCGCAAAAGCAAGAACATGAAGATACACACAATACAGTTGTTGTGCTTATCTTTGGATATATCAATTACTGATTTTATATCATTTGGTTATAAGTAGGCTTTTGAGTTTACTTTGACCGCTTAATCTTTTAAGGTTCAAAAAGTATTCGGGTGTGTGGATTGGGAATTTGTAACCCATGAACGAGAGTGACCCCTCTATTAGCACCTCTTGATTGGTTTGACTGCTGAGCAAGAAATAACGATTAATGCGTCTAGGCGCAAGGGCAACGGAACTGCTACTGATTCTAAATACGGATACGATTAAGTCACTAAGTCGCTTTAAGCCCTTAGATTTGTAAATTATGCTTTTCAAGGTGTAAAGGGTTGGATCATCTTGAAGAAAGTATAAACAAAGTTTAAACAAAAATAATTTATTAATCACTTGGCGAGGCTTGCCGAGCCATAGGAAAACAAAAATGAAAAATTACATAATAGAATGTACTGCTGTAATTACAGAAACTCGTGAATATATAGTACAAGCAAATAATGAAGAAGAAGCGTGTGATTTAGTGTTGAATTCAGGCGGGCAGGAAAAAGCTGATATGTCAACTTATGCTTTGTATTATGGTACTGAAGAAAATCTTTACCATTGTCATGCCAGTTCTGTCGGTGAGGTTGATGATGAAACTGCAAAACTACATTTGGGGGATCAATTCAAATGAAAATACGTTTAAGCAAACAGGATTCGCACACTTGTCAATTAATGGGTGCTGATACTGTAAAACTATGCGAGATGCAGGGATTCGCTCCACGACTTGATAATAAAAAGCAATCTAGAACAGAGGCTAATGTTTACGGATTTAAGGCAGAATTTGCTGTTGCCAGATTGTTTAATTTAGAATTGCCTACCGTTAATGTAGCTACAGATGGGGGCGTTGATTTATGGTTCGGGGACTTTACCATTGATGTTAAATTTACCAATGATGAATACGGAAATCTTATTTTCGATTCTATGGAAAAATTTAAATCACAAATTGGCATACTGGTGGGGAGAACTGATGATCCAGATGTCATGCGTGTCAATGGTTGGATGGATCGCGCTAACTTTAAAAAAACGTGTCATAGTCACAATTTCGGATATGGCGATAGGCTCTACTTAAAGCATGATGAATTATTGCCAATAGAGAGTTTATGGTCGAGACTGATGCAACACAAATTCCAATAGGAGGGATTATGTTATTAAATACTAAAGAAGATTGGCAACCAGAAGAAGCAGATGTAATTGCATGGCAGAGAGCCTACCCTGCTATCAATGTTCACCAAGAATTAGCCGCCATGGAGTCGTGGTGCGATGCTAACCCTACCAAAAGAAAGACATCCAAAGGCATCAAGCGGTTTGTTAATTCGTGGTTATCTAGGGCGCAAGATCGGGGCGGTTCGCCACAAGCTAAGTCAGCCACTAAGTCAGATTCTATTCGCGCTAAAACCATTGATATGCAACTCACAGATATATCGTGGCTAGACGGTGAAGATTACGAAAAAATGAAACAGTATTATCTAGAGACTCGCGGCTTTTATTATGACGGGGGTTTAATCAATGGCTAGTAAATATCACCCAGCAAAAATCCCCTTTAAAGGCGAGCATCCATATTTTAAAGATGGCAAGGCGTACAGCTATCGTGAATATAGTAACTGGACTTTCCAAAATGATGAGCGCAATGGCATCGTGCCTTCTACCATGAAAGGCAGATTAAGGGGGCAACCATTCTGTGAGGCTAGGCATTTATATCCTATTGCAGACTTTGCCGCTACCAGCGAGAAGATCAAAAAGCTAAGAGGCTATTGCAAGGAAGCTAGACTGCGTGTTCTAAACTCGCCCCGTCTGGAGGGCAAATCACAGAAGATGTCAGATAAGTGGTTGAGGGTTAAGTTGTGAGTCAGGGCGATCACGTTAGGATCAACAGTAAGCGCGAGTCTGAAGATAGGCTTCCGTTTCTTTTGAAAAGGATCGAGGCGTGGGATTACTCTGCGCCTTTAGTCGTTAAATTAGAGCCCTACAAAGACCCGCGATCACTGAGCCAGAATGCTTTGTTTCATGTTTGGTGCGCTGAGTTATCGGAGGCGTTTATTAAGAAAGTGCCTACCGCTAACAAAGAAAATATGAAGCTGATGCTCAAGCAACGGTTTTTAGGTACTTATGATATTCAGATAGGCAAGACGCTGATAGAAGGTCAGGTAAAGTCATCTTCTAAGCTAACGAAAGGCGAAATGGTACACTTTATGGATAACGTGTATCATTGGGCTAGGGAAAACGGGGTGCTGTTGAAGGTTCCGCATGACAGCGAGTACGCGAGGTTACAAAACCAGCAGGAGAGTTAAATGGACAAGATCGATCCTAGAGTGTTAAAGGAATTTGCAACTACAGATAGGCATCACGAAGTATTGGATGCTGTTATTGAAACTGGATCAGCTAACAAGGCGGCTAGAAAGCTAAGTTGTAATAGACGCAGTGTTGACAGGTTATTAAAATCATTAGAGGAAAAGGCCGCCTCTCAGGGCGTAGCCCCGCACAGGGATTTGGTTCACCAGACCGCAGAGGGATTTGAAGCCAAGCGAATATCTACCGCATATAAGGAAGATGGTTCTCAAGCCCTGCAATGGGTTATTCAGGAGAGAGCCAAGGGATTAAATAAAGATCAAATAGTGGATGCCATCGAGGGTTTCGAGTGGAAGCCAGCCCCCAAGATAAAGCCGCCTAAAGGTCATGATTCTGAATTATTAACGCTCTACACTCTGACTGATTTTCACTTAGGTATGTATAGCTGGGCGGCTGAAACTGGTGATGATTGGGATATGTCGATAGCGGAGCATGAGGCTTTATCCGCAATAACCAGAATGGCAGATGGATCACCTAATAGCGAGTTGGCTATTTTAAATCTACAGGGCGACTTCCTGCATTGGGATGGATTACTAGCTGTAACTCCCGCCAGTAAGCACGTACTTGATGCCGATACGCGATATGGCAAGCTAATAGAAATGGCTTTATCTCTTACAATGCAGTGTATCGAAATACTTTTAACCAAGCATAAAAAAGTAAAGCTATTGGTTTGCGAAGGCAACCATGATGAGTCTGGCTCTGCTTGGCTCAGAAAAGCGGCAAAGGTTATTTATAAAAATAATCCAAGGCTAGAGGTCGATGATACTGAGTTTCCTTATTACGCGCATTTGCATGGCGAGATAATGCTAGGCTTCCACCACGGCCATAAAAAGAAAAATACCGCACTTCCTACTTTGTTTAGCGCAGAGCCTAGATATAGGGCTATGTGGGGTCAGGCCAAATACTGCTATATACACACAGGTCACTATCACCATAAAGAACAGGATGCATCTGAGGGAGGCGGGGCTATTGTAGAACGCCACCCAACTCTTGCGGGTGCTGATGCTTATGCCGCTAGAGGCGGTTATGTAAGTTGGAGGGCGGCTCATGCAATCACCTATCATAATCGCACTGGAGAGCATTCCCGCAAAACGGTAGTGCCAAGTTTACGAGATGAGTAATGTTATTAACTTTCCGAAAAGTGGAATTAGTGCTGTTAGACAGTTTTGCGATTGCGGTAATGGCCTCGAGTATTGGGTTGGCGATGATGACAATGCTTATGGCATTTGCCCTTATTGCAATCTTGGGATTCCATGCGAAGTTAAAATGCTTGAAACGGAGGAAGATGAGTGAGTGCGTTGAACAAACAGGAAGGGGGCGATCATTACAAGTTAGCGATCCAGCCGATAGAATATATCACCGCGAACAATTTAGATTTTATTCGCGGAAATATCGTTAAGTACGCGACTAGGGATAAAAATGGCGCGGAAGATATTAAAAAGATCATCCACTACTGTGAACTATTGTTAGAGTTGGAATATGGCGAAGAAGAAGAAATCTACGGTCGCGCAAGAGGTTGAAAAGGCGGCCAAGCTATTACAAAGGTTGGTTAGGTTAAAGGCATCAGATGATAACGGGTACTGCACCTGCGTAACGTGCGGCAAGGTAGATCACTATAAGAATATGCAGGGCGGTCATTTCTACTCCCGTAGGCATATAGTATTCAAGCTATTTGAAGAGAACATCCACCCCCAATGCCCTGCTTGCAACCAGTGGGGCATGAAAACCACCAAAATCCAAGAAGCCTATCGGATATACATGGAAGATACGTATGGTGCTAGGCGCATCAGGGCAATGCAAAGGCTGGCTTGGAGGGCATCGCCTAAGTTCAACAGAGAAGAAGTAATCCAGTTCGCCAGAGACTTAAAAGAGCAGATCAAAGAGCAAGAGTGGCGCATAGGCGAAATGTAGCGCAGTAAAGTGTCGTATTTTTGCATTTATATGTACGTATTTTTGCTATATGTACGTATGTTTTCACATTTTCGCCATATATGCGAAAAAGCTATAAGCAGATTCGTTTTATTGCAAAATGTTATATAAAAACCATGATTATTGTATACAGAAAAGTTTACTTTAGGCGGTAGATCGTTTATTGTTACACCTCAATCAATTAATAAAGGCGAAACAAAATGAAAGACTGGAACAAAGAGTTTGTAAAAATACTAGAAACTTTGGAAAACGAAGCAGGGTCAAGGGGGCAGGACAATCCAGAAGCCTATGCCGCGCTGATTCAAATTCAAGACTGGATTTGGGGAGACCATGACTTATTAATCACTTTTGCTGATGATGATGAGGCGTATGACCGCAGGGAGTATGCTGTTGTTATGTCCGAAATTGAAGCTAACGATTTATGCGACAAGCCATATTTTAAAGATATATACGCAATCTAATCTAACCGCCCCCTACGGGGGGCAATCAATCAAGGGGAATAATATGATTAACCATCCTTACAAAGTCGGCCAAGAAGCCGCACGAATTGAGCGCAAGAAACGCGCAGAAAGCAGACAGGCAATGGTAGCGGCAGTAGTTTTGTTTCTTATATTTAGCATTGTTTCACATATGGAATACACCGACTGCGTCAAATACGGTGTATGTTAGTTTCTCCCCTCTTGCCCCCTTCGGGGGGCTTTTTTAAGGATAATAATATGAAAGCTGATTTAAGAGATTTTGTAGGTTGGGTCACATCAAGAGATGATAGATGGGATGGTGACTTGATCGCACTGAGCGACAGTGAGAAAGATGCTTGCTGTTATACGTGGCTTAAAATGCATTCGACTTGGCTAGATGATATATTCCCGCATACATGTTCGGATAACTTTGATGCGGTGCTAGATTTAACTTATCGGATCGGGCAATATCAAGCGTTACCCTCTGGGTCGCTGGCTTACTATTTTAAGTCGAAAGAAACAGAATACCGCCATGAGTGCGATGATGACGGATTCTGGTCTGAGGCATTAGACGACTTCAAAGCTATATTAGACAATGATGACTTTGAAGAACTAATAAGGGGTAGAATATATCTCTATTTGGAAGATACTCTGAGGGAAAAGGTTTGGGATGAATTCTGCCAATACCAAAGTATAGAGAGGGCATTTTCATGGGAACACTGAATGCAGTTAATGAGTGGAAGCGTTTAAGAGAGTTATATCCAGCAATAGAAAAAAGCGAGGCAAATGATGAACCAGATAGAAAAAGCAATGAAAGAAGCCCACAGATTCGCAGACAAGGCGATAAAAGACGCCAACAAAAGCGACAGAATGGGTAAGATCAAAGAATGGCTAATGACTGATATAGTCGTAAAGCGTATGTATTTAGCGGTGATATACTTTAGTTTATTTGGGTTTATCGCTTTGGAGATATTGATTTACTAGCGGTCAGGGGTTCATAACCCTTCCTGCCAGAGTGATGCACTGGTGACCACTACGCATCAGGCCAAGGTTTCCCTTAACCTTTTGACCCAGACTAGCCCACTGGGGAGCCGAAACGGGCTATTAATATACATTAGAATATATACCAGAAAAGGTATTAATCTTATTAAAAACAAGCATTTCTCAGCATAACCAAAAGTCTTTATAATCTCGCCTCATTCACGCAACCAGAGGCAACAGTGCTTTACATTATCCTATTTACCCTTATCTCCCTTACCGCAGTAGCCGCAGACGATCTAAGATAATTTACATAATCGTTTAAAACCGTATACAATGCCCCTATCCATCTACGTTAGGGGTATGTTATGGAATCAATCAAAGTATCAAATCGGATAGATGAATGCCTATTTTTTGAGCTAGAAGATCATCTGGCTCAGTTCGACGCAATCATGGACTCACTTATAGAAACAGACGTACAACGCCACACAATACGCGAGGCTTTAGCGGATTGGTCGCAGTCTGTAGATGAGGCTGTGGAAGATATTATCGAGCAACAAAAGCCAGAAGAGCCTACACTTAAAGCAGATGAACTATTTGGGACAGAAGTATGACCGCTGGCAGACCAAAGTGGATACCTGATGAGCTAGCCTGTCGTAAGGCGCGAGAAATGGCCTCTAGGGGGCTTACAGTTAAGCAGATAGCCGATTGCTTGGGTGTGTCCGATGCAACCATATATGAGCGACAGAAAGAATATCCAGAGTTTCTTGAGGCTATAAAAAGGGGTCGCAGTGAAGGCATCAATCAGGTAACGAATAAACTATTCGAGAAGGCGGTTGATGGTGACAATACCTGCATGATCTTTTATCTCAAGACTAGGGATAGGGAATCATGGGGCGATCAATATGTTGAACCAGTAAAAGAGATTCCACCAATACAAATCCTTGTGGATAAAGATGCAATTAACAAAGCCGCAGAGTGAAATCTTTTTAAGTGAGGCTAGGTTTGTTTCTGTTGTTGCAGGGCGTAGATTCGGCAAGACGTTTTTAGCTACTGGCGCATTATTGAGGGCGGCTATATCTGGAAACAATCGTAACGTCTGGTATGTTGCCCCTACCTACGGGGCGGCAAAAGAGATTTGCTGGAATATGCTGATTGAGACTATTCCAGAAGAGTACATCCAAAAGACCAACGAAACAGCCCTGACGATCAAGCTAATCAATGGATCGGTGATTGCCCTAAAGGGAGCAGAGAAGCCAAACAACTTACGTGGTCGTGCATTGGATTATGTCGTGCTAGATGAATTCGCTGATATGCGGCCAGAGGCATGGTATGAAGTATTAAGAGCATCCCTATCTGATCGGCAAGGGGGTGCAATGTTTATCGGTACGCCTAAAGGCCGTAATCACTTTTACGATCTCTGGGCAAAAGGGATTGATAAGGCGGCAGATTGGGAGTCATTCCAATACACCACCATCGAGGGCGGCAACGTACCTGAAGAAGAGATAGAGCAAGCCAAGCAGGATTTAGATGAGAGAACATTCAATCAGGAATACTGCGCGGAGTTTGTCACTTACTCTGGATTGATTTATTACTCGTTCAGTCGTGAAGAGTCTGTATTGGCGTTAGACG